CAAGTTATTGAGGCTAAAAAGCAGGCTAAGGAAATCGACGAGCTTGTTGAAAAACAACTGCGTTCCAATGAAATTCAGATCAACATTCTGAGAGTCATTGTCGCTCAAACCATTGGCACGAAACATCATGCAGCGGCCCAAGAAGCACTAAATGATGCTTTGGAGCGAGAAAATGAAATTAGAGAAAAGGGCAAAAAAGCCAAGGGCGAGATTAAGGGCAAGAAAACTCCTGCGGAAAACATTGAAGAGGAGATGAAGCGCGTCAAGGCTCAGTTAAACGATCTTCTTGACCCAGCAAATCAGGTTATTGCAGCAGCTCAAGCTATTGGAGATGCGTTTGCTGAGTCGTTTAAGGGGTTGATTACTGGCAGCATGTCTGCTCAGGAAGCGTTGGCCAATCTGTTCCAGCGCACTGCGGATCATTTTGCGGACATGGCAGCGCAAATGATTGCCAAGCAAATCCAGATGAAGATTCTGGGTATTGCGATGAGCTTCTTTAACCCCGGTGGAGGTGGGGGTGCCAGCGCAGTTCCTAGCAGCGCTTACGGCGATATGTCTGTCGCAGGCCCCTCGTTTTTTGCTGAAGGCGGTTACGTTTCCGGTCCAACCCGTGCTTTGGTTGGTGAAGGCGGGCAAGGCGAATACGTTATCCCTGAAAGCAAGATGCGTGAAAGCATGGCGCGTTACTCGCGTGGTGCTCGCGGATCTTCTGTTGTCCCAGATGCAGGGGCTTCTGGAACGTCAGGTGAAGGAGGTGGAGTTGCAGTTGCCGCGCCAATCGACGTTCGCTACAGCATTGAACGCATCAACAACATTGACTATGTGACCAATGATCAGTTCCAGCAGGGCCTACAGCAGGCTGCTGCACAAGGCGCTCAACGTGGCGAGCAAAATACGCTGAAGCGTCTACAAATGAGCGGTAGCACTCGTCGGAGGCTTGGAATGTGACGGCACTAGCGTTTGGCCATGTGCTTCGTATGAAGCCAAAAAAAACAATCGAGTACAGATTCCAGAATTTTTTTCTGGGTGAACAGATGGAGTACGACGGTGCAAGCTATCAGTTTGTGCCGTTTGGCTTTTCTGGCGTCACTGTCAACAGGACTGGCGATGGCTTAGAAGCCACGCTTGTTTTTCCAAACAATGAAGCAACTCGTGCATGGGCTGTCTCGGCCATTAACGACCGTTGGGTTATAGAAGTTGAGATGTTGATTTTGCCTGACCCTGACCCTGCCACTGGTTTATCTGCAACTACGACAAGCAACCGTGTTAACGAGTATGTGGCGCAAGTCACTAGCGGCCAATGGGACAACGCATCATTGAATATCAGCCTTGGTACTGTGTTGGATGCTGTTGGAACGGACGTGCCCCGACGCACTCTGACGCAAAGGTTTGTGGGCAATCTGCCGATTACAAGTGCGGTACGACTGCAGTGATCTAATCGGTAGGCCGTACCGGCTAGGCGCAGACGGCAGTGGCGCGGAGATTGACTGCATTCATCTTTGCTATGAGGTGCTGGGTCGCATGGGCATAGAAGCCCCTGCGTTTAAGCAGTCTTGGTATAAAGCAGGTCGGATAGAGGTTTGCCGAGACCTTCTGCAATGGGGTTTTCGCGTAAAAAGAGCTGAGTATGATGGGGACATCTTGCTGCTCCCGCAGCATTCCTGGGCATTTGCAGTCACATGGCGGAACGGAGTTCTCTACATCAATCCGCAAACCAAAAGGGTGCAATGGTCTTTGGCCCGAGCCTTTACGACGTACCACTGCTTCCGTTCGAGAAGCAGCTTATTGAAACCGTAAATATTACTGAGGAAGAGTATCGATATTTTGTTTCAGAAGCCATCCGCAAGGGCAAGACTAGACCTGCAGGGTATGAGCTGATTCCTGACATACAGGCAGGTGAAACGGCAACGCTTATTCTTATTAACCTTGCAATTAGCTTGGTTCTGACAGGTGTCAGCATGTTGCTAATGCCGAAGCCTAAGAAGCCGCAAGCACAGCAGCGTCTTGACCTTGAAAGCATCAATGAAACCAGGCGTTTTGTCGCTTCAAGCGGTTTCGATACCCTTGCTGAGCTGGCTAATTACAACGCACCAATTCCCATCATTTTTGGCTTGTACGACCAAAACGTAGGAGGAATGCTTGTTACTCCAAAGCTGGTGTGGTCACGCATGTTCAGCCTTGGAACGCAACAAGCAGCCAAGCTTATGTTTGTTGTGGGCGAGCAAGGTCGCACCGATGGCCAACCATTTGACGGCATTGAGGTGCCCGATTTAACAGGCATTTTTCTAGGCAACAACGCTCTAGACGCAATTTTTGAAGACACTTTTGCTTTTTACTGGAAACGCAATACAACGGTTTCAGGTATTTCAAGGATACGTCATTCCAATCTTGCTTATGGGACAAGTGCCACGCCTGGAGCGGGAGACCCTTCGACTGATACTGATATATTTTTGTGCCCAACTGCTTTAAAAGATAAAGACGAAGGTTTTTGCCATGCGTACAGCCCCGCAAACAACGTTGAGTTTGGAGCGTATGCAGCAATTGCTAATGGCACAAATTACAGGCTAAATTTTACGCCCATCTCAATCCCAAAAGGAGGAAAAAACTCATCACAAATTAATCCAACAATTCAGCGACTTAAGATTGCAGGGGATGGGGATCGCAAACGTCTTTTGGGTGGCAATATAGACAGTGACAACGATGGCGGCAAATATATCCGCAAAGTGCGTGATTTGCGCCAGGGAACTTATTTTGAAGACGATAACCAAGATCTTGAGAATGCGCGTCGAAACGAAGGTATTCTTGATGAAGAGCTAAACGGACGAAACTATAGTCCACGCATGGGAATTGTGGAGCACAACGGCAATTCAGTTACAGAAAATGTTTATGGAAAAGAGCAGAAAGTCTCCGTTGGAGACATAATTAAATTTTTAATTTCTGACTCTGAAATTCCAGAAAAACTTTACCGTCGGAATGACCAAAAAGGCATAGATATTGACGACGTTAATAATCAAATCAAGGCGCTACAGCGTGCGGCAGATGACGAAATGCAGCTTGGTGAGCTGTTTAGTATCGCTGGAACGGTGTGGCAGGTTACTGCTCGTAGTAGAGCAAAGTTTGACACTAGCGATGACGGCACTGAAAACCAAACAATCACTCTTAAGTGCATTGATACTAGCGAGTCGTTTTTACCCGAGCCAAAAATTGGCCTAGTGCATCGCACTAAGGTTATTGAACCTGTTGATGGATATGTAGCTGATAGCGGTGCAATTGGTGCCGGGTTCTTTCCACTAACAAAATATGCAAAAGCAGTGGTGCGTAATAACCGCCCTACGGACGTAACTGAGATTGGAATAAAAAGCCGAGTCTTTCAAACATTGAATGGCCTGTCCAATTTCATGGTTTTTCCTGATCCGCAGACGTTGCGAGAGCTGGACGAAGAAAGGGTTCAGCTTACTGGTGGTGTAATTAACTCAACGATTGCAAGAACCTCTTGTTTTTCTGTGTCTGTACGACGTGCAGGCGTTGACGCTAGTGGAAAAAAGTTTGAGTATGAGCGCTTAGAGCCTTTGTTTGCAGTGACAGGCTCAAAACCTGTTGATCAGTATAGTTTTATTCGATTCCAGCATCCTGTTGAGCGAGATCCAAGCGAATATGAATTTAAATTTGCTCCAGTTCCAGGGGCGGAGCTTCGAGAATTACCTGATTCGACTTATATTATTCAGTTAACGGCAGCCGCTACAGCGCAAGAATCGACCGTTACTCGCCAAGTTGACACGGCTAATTATGGACGTTTTGTTATCACGACTGCGGGCAAAGACACTGTAAACCATAACATTAAACTTTCCATCCTTAAAAAGAACAAGGAGTTTTTGACAGGAGGAAGAATTACTGGCGGTGGGACAACTGCTGGCACAAGACCCAACTTAGCAATTCAGCTAATTGCGCTGCCTGAAGATGCATTGCCTGCCGAAAACCATGCAATCAATGGCAGGCTTGAGAGAACAAATGGAGACAACTTTCGTGTAGTCAACTCAGGCGGAGAGTTTGCCACAGGCGGCAAGGATGGTGCGTTTTCTTACGACATCATGACTGATATTTATGGAGACGCAGGCAAGCCAGAAAACTTCGGGCAAAACGAGATAACTATTTTATTTAAAGAGTATTTTGGAACAGATCGATGGATTCAGTTTCGGTACAGATTTGAAAAAACAGAGTTGCCGGCAAACCATCACGCAAGAACAGCATCGCAAAATGCAACTACAAAGGTTTGGTCAATCAGGGAACACAGTATTGCAAAAAGCTCAGGCAATTTTTCTGTGAATGAAGTTGTTGTAGTTAAAAGAGGCTTGGGTGGAACGAACGTAGAAGGTGGCGACACAAACAGCTATCCATCAAGCAACCCGTTTACTCGAAGCGGATCCGGCGTCATGACCTTCTCAGGCTTCAAGTTTCGCATTACAGAGGTGCAGAGGTTTGAAGGTTTCCAAGGTCGGACTCAGGGTTATTACTACGAAGTTTTTGGCCATGCAAATGATTTTGATCTTGGCGAAACACGAACTGTCAAGAGAACTCTTACTGCAGGATCCAAAACCTTAGCTATTGACATCACGGCAAGGGTTTCAGATCTTGGCCCAGACCACTGGTCTGCAGAAAGAAAAGGCTGGGCTTTAACTGCTGTAGATGTTGATTCAACGAATACCAGTGAAGGCTTTGCAATGGAGGACGTGATTGATGATGTGCCGTCACATAGCACAGACAATCCCTACACCAGAGGGCGTGACGTTGGAATGAGGTTTCAGGTTAAAGGTCTTGAGCAGGTACAAGTAGTTCCTGTATTTGAAACTGCAGAACGAACTTTTGAGGGTCAAAGCCAAACAGCTGATATAAGTTTTTATAGAGATAACGTTGAAAAATCTAATCAAAACGGGCCTGAGCATCAGATTGTTTATGTAAATGAAATATCAAGAAACGATCAAGTGCCTGCGTATGAACGTATGACCACAGCTGGTTTGGTTGTCAAAGCAAGCCGTAATTTTAACCAACTTGATCAAATGCGTGTATGGCTGCCAAAAGGTGTGCATGTCAAACGTTTGCATCCCGACAAAACAACCTATGAGTCTGATAGCAGCAGCTCTACTTACAACCAAGAGGATGGCCCAAGCAACCTGTTTACTGATCTTGTCCACTATTTGCTGACAGATGACACTGCTGGGGCAGGGCCACTATTAAATATGACTGAAGACGATCCAAATCTTCTTAATGTTGCTGATTTGCAAGAAACCTCTAAATTCTTGCGTGCCAACAACCTGTTCTTCAATGGTGCCATTGCTGACCGCTCCAACATTAGAGGATTGATCAGTCAGCTTGCGCCTAACTTCTTGTGCAACTTCTTAATCAGCAACGGCAAGTTCAGCATCAAACCTGCTGTGCCGGTCAACTCTGACGGCACGATTTCTGATGGTGCGGTGCCGATCAAACAGCTGTTTACTGATGGAAATATCTTGGAAGACACGTTCCAGCTGGAATACCTCAGCGCAGAAGAGCGACAGCCATTTAAAGCAGTTGTGCGTTATCGAAAGGAACGCCAAAACCAGTTACCTGAGGAGCGTTCGATTGAGGTTCGTCTTAAAGGCGAAGAGGTCTTGCCGCTTGAAAGTTTTGACTTAACTCAGTTTTGTACCAGTAGTGAACACGCTCAGCTGGTCGCTCGTTACTTTTTGCTGCTTCGCAGTCTGATAACGCATACAGTTAAGTTCTCGACGACTGTGCATGGCTTGGACCTTGGAGCGGGCGACTTCATCAAAGTAACCACAAGCTCTAGTCCATACAGCCCTGCCAACAACGGAACGATTAGTGCCACCGGTGCGGTGACTTCAGTCAGTGAGCTGGAGGATGGTGAGTACGACGTTTCGTATTACAAATCAGCTTCTGAGCAGGAGGTCCAAGAGGGTGTGATGATTGTTTCCAATGGCATCGTGTCTGACAGTGCTTTCCATAGCAGCGTATTCACGATTTTGAAGAAACAAGACTCGCAGAACATCTATATGGTCGAGCAGCTGACGTTCTCGCAAGAAGGCACGGTGGATATTGTTGCGTCTGAGTATCCTTGTGATGACAAGGAGCGAAGCCTGCTTGCACAGCGAGTAGTGCGTAGCGACCTATTTGTGCTGCATCCCCAGCGTTCTGACTGATGGCTTTCCCCACAGCGTTACAGCCCACCAGTCGTAGCTATTCGCCTGGCGACTATCCGATCAAAGCCTTCAAGTCACAAAGCGGGCAAGAGGTGCGGATTCTTTATGGCAGCGAGCGTACTGAGCCAAAGCTGAGCTTGTCTTACACCAACATTGGTGACGCATCAGCCGAGCTTTTTCTTGATCACTATGACGAGGTGAAAGGCACTTTCAATACGTTCACGTTGCCTGATAATGCGCTGGCAGGCTGGTCGTCTAATACAGATGCGCTGAGGCCCGAAGAGACTGAAGTAGCAACTGTGACCTACACGGTCACTGTTGTAGACAGCAGCGGCAACAAGTATCGTTTCAACGGCGGCACTAGCAACGCTGAGACGTTGGAGCTAACAGAAGGCACTGTTTATTTGTTTGATCAGTCTGATTCGTCAAACTCCGGACACCCTTTGCGTTTTTCAACCACTAGCAACGGCACCCATAACAGTGGAACGGAATACACGACAGGCGTAACGACGTTTGGCACGCCTGGTTCTGCCGGTGCTTACACACGCATCAAAGTTGCCACTGACGCTCCAACGCTGTATTACTACTGCTCTGTTCACTCTGGAATGGGTGGCCAGGCCAACACGCCTGCAGCCACTGCAACAGCATCGACTTCTGGCACGCAAGCTAAGTACAGATATGAAAGCCCACCGCAGGTAGTCCAGGTGCGACCTGGGGTTAGCACTGTTACGATCAACTTAATTGGTGTGCTCTGATGGCAAAGGTTTACACCGGCAGAGATGGCGTTATGCAGCTTGCTGGGACGA